TCGTTCCCGCCGTAGGGGTTTAAATTCAGCCCGCTGGTATCCTTAAGCCAGAACCAGAACGGGAGTTGCGTGCGGTACAACAAAGGTGTGCCGACCACCAGGGCGTAGCCGCTGGCGTACACCGCTTCCGTGTCGGCATCCTCCACATCCATATGCCACTGACCGCCGGTCGGTACCGCGTTGTGGTAAAGCGTGAGCCGGACGTGCGTCGAACCGACGGTGAAGGTCATCGTCTGGTTGGGTTCCGCTCCCACCGGTAACTGATAAAGAATACCCATCACTAGATCCCCAGTTCGTTGAAAACGCGCGAATCGTCATCCGTTAACGTGACCTTAGACGTTTGTACCTCGCCTTTGTTGACCGCTGCCGCAGATTGTTTTGCCGTGCGACCCTGCGTTTTTTTCTCAGACGGTACCGAAATCCCGCTGGCGTTCTGAGAAGTCGTGATAAAAATTTCCCGGCACTTGAGCGAAAATTTAGCGGATCCGGCTTTGGTGACATTGACCTGTGCCTCGAGAATGAGGCATTGCTCATAACTGGCCGTACTACTCACGATGGATATCGGTACCGCCGATTGCTGCATCGAGCGCAGCGCCGTCAGCGCATCCGCCACGCGCTGGTCGCTGGTGGCTAAATCTGTTGCGTCAACGTTCATCAGCGACGGCAGCCATTGTGCCAGCGCCCGCTGCCCCGTAGAGCCACCAACCAAACTGGACGCCGCCGCCGCGACCTGATCAATCACCCGGTTAGCCAGTTTGACCGCCTGAATAGTCATGCCTTTCAGTGCACCGGGGATGGGAACGCTGTCGATAAAATCGGGTTCCCGGATGTAATTATTCTCCGCCACCTGATTAAACAACGTATCGCCCGCGTCGAAATCAACCATCACTCCGGATATTTCGAACGGTCGGGGCAGCAACACGGCGTGATCGGAAATTTGAGAACCCGACTCAACCGGGTTGTCGGTAACCTTCAGTTCAGAACGATGCATTTCATCGGTTACAACGTCAAAAACAAAGGTGCCAATGGTGGTAGTTATAGCGGTATCACTCACGGCTTACGCCCTCCCGCGCCCTGATTTGCCATTGTTGACGCAAGACCGGCGTTAGCACTTGCCAGCCCTTGTTGCATCTGGTGGGCAAAATCTTGCGGAGAATCTGCAGTAACGGAAACGTGATCCACATGCACATGCAGGCTGTTATCCGTCGTTTGTGGTGCAGTGGCTGCAGACGCATTGAGTGCCGGGCCTGACTGATAGGTTTTCCCCGTCCCCGCCCCCGCTGCCACTGCATGAGCGTCATTATTATCATCCCGGGCAGCCAGCCGCGACGCCCAGAGTTGCGGATCCTGCTGAGCAATGCCCTGTGCAATCTGCTGTTTATCCCAGTCAGGATGTTGCCTGTGCATCGTAGCCGCCACGTCAGCGAAGCGTTGGCGCGTGTTGCGTTTATCCGTATTAATAGCAACCTCGCGGTCAACGTACGCTCCTACGCCGCCATTATGTTCGGCTTGCTTGCTGGCGAGATCTTTCTTCTCATCATCGGTCAGCGCCGGAGCCATATGCGCTTTAGATAACATATCCCGCATTTTTAATGTGCCGATATCGAGATAATCCAGCCAGTAGCGCAGCCAGGCCATCATGCGGGTAATGCCATTATCAAAAGTGGTGAAAAAGTCTTTCAGGAAACCAGTAGACATACCGTCTTTAAATTTCCCCCACTGATTGATAAGCGTTCCGATGGCAAACACAGCGGCTACAATGGCGATGGGTATCAGTGCGATCGGTGCCAGGACCGCATCCATCAGGATCCCCAGAGCGGTGATTGTTTCTTCGCCTGCTGCGACCAGCTCCATCGCCGTCGCCACTTCCCGGAGGTAGCGCCCAAACGACATCGCCATCTGCACGATGGTCGCCCATTTTGAAATCAGGAACATGGATCCGATAACAAAAGCGATGCTGTTTGCACTCCCCAACCATTTATCAAACCAGCCGACGACACTTCCGGTGAGGTGGATCAGTTCTCCAACGGCTTTTACAATGGTGGCGAGAATGCTGCTGATGGCCTGCATCGTAACTTTGGCGTCCGGGGATTTGGAAAACGTCTCCCAGTCCGATACCAGTTTCGACAATTCATCTTCCAGTTCGGCAAATAAACCGCCGTTCATGATGTCATTCTGAAAGCTGAGCCAGTCACTCGAAATACGGGAAATTAAGCCGGTGAACGTCTTGCCGTGAGCGGCCATCGTGCCGTCAAACCGGTCACGCAGAATTTGCATAAACTGATCTGTGGCTTTTTCAGCGTTATTAAAATCCAGTTTGACCGGAATTTTTTCACCGGCTTTGTTCACGTACGAACCTTCATACACCCGGTTTTTACCTGCACCGGCCAGATTCAGGATCGGCGAAAGTACGCCGCCTGATGCATACCGCCCTTCGATCAGTTCCCCTAATCCCTGAGGCAACATTTTTCCAGCTTCGGGCAATGCTGCCATCGTGTCACCCATCGCTTTCAGGGCGGCGGTGGTCGGCTCGATGCCGTTATTTTTGAGCGCCATAAACGTCTGCTTCGCCGCGTCAAATCCCATCACAGGGTTGTCTTTGGCAAAAGCCCACAGCCATTTAAATTTCTCTTCCCCCTCTGCAGCGGTGGTATACATCGACTCGAAAGTGATTTTCGCATCTTCCATTTCACGCGCCGTGTGCACGAACTCTGCGCCCATGCCTTTTATCAACGACGCCCCTTTTTCTAGCGCGCTCGAAAGCAGGTTGGCGGCGGTGATGGTGCTCAGCAAAGAATGGCGGGTGCTATCACCGTGATCGCCGATATGTTTTAGTTGTTCGTCAAATGCCTGCCCGCCGCGCAAATCAGCCTGAAAACCCAGCCCGTAAAGAAATTCGTCGATTAATCCTGACATATTTCACCCATAAAAAAGCCCGCTTTCGCGGGCTATATTTCCAGAGGATTTTGAGCAGTTACTGCTTACAATCCTGTTTACTAATGGCCTTCCACTCATGATATTTTTCAGCATTATTTGCCTGTAAATATGCCTCAGCAACCGCGCCGGAACGTAAGCACATTTGCTGTTTGTCGCCATCAGCTTTCACAATGTTGTATTGATTGATGGAATCAGAAGCTTCCTTCTCCCAAGTTTCATTAGTGGCTCCCTGAACAGGGAAAGGCGATGTATCAGCCAGCGCAGTACCACTAATAAGCAAACCAGCAACAATAAGAATGACTTTATTCATAAAATAACCTTAAGTGTTAAATGGTTTTTGTATGGTACTAGTGTGTGAAATACCTTCAACAAAAATATTAAGATTATCTTCGATCACAGATTATTCATCACTTGCGACATCCTCAGCGCGAGCTTTATCAAATGCCGCAATAGCATCATGAAAATCCAGTAAATCAGGCAGACTGTATACCGTTCGCAATTCATGAAGGGTGGCAAATTTACGCATCACGGGTGTCCAGATAAACCAGTCGAGGCCTTTTCCGTCGTCGTGTCGGATAACGCTGGCTCGCCCACTGCTTCCCGTGCTTTTTTGATGAATTCCAACATCGCCCCCATCCCCGGAAACAAATTCCCCAGCGTGGCGCGGATACCAGTAAAAAAATCTTCAAACTGGTACAGCGCCCCCTCGACCAGTAACTGAGGAAAATGCGATCGATACTGATTGAAATGGGTTCCCGCCTGATCAACGAGTTTGAAAGGCATGCTGCCATCTGCGGGTTTAACCACTATCGAACCGATAACCATCTCCTGCAACGCCGCCAGCTCCTTCCCGTCCATCACGGAGAATGCCAGCGCGATCGCCGTGGCAATAGAGCCGTCGCCGCCGTTGCTCATCTTACTGCGACCGATGGCGCCGAGCATCAGTTGCAGTTTCTGCCAACCTTCAATGGCGTTGACCGGGGTCATGACGTATGTGACATCATCAAGCGTGATTGTTTTATTCGCTTCCATTACTGATCGATCCCCTCGGCCAGCATGACACTCACGGATTTAAACGCGATGGCCCATGCATTCGGATTATGCTTCGCACCACGTAAAAACGTCGGCAATGTCGTGAAATACCCTTTCGTGCCGGTCGCCACGTCTTCATTGAGCAAATCGGTGATGATCAGGCTGAAGGGCGTAAAGGATTTAATGTTGTTGCGCTGCAGCGCCGCCTGCTGACTGAGCCAGGCGTTATCGCTGTGGTGTTGCAGCATTTTCATCACCAGAATACCACTGCCGTCTGGGTTTGCCACCCACACCGCATTATGAACGCCGACGGTGTACTCCCCCAGATCGGCATTATTTTTTAACGAAATGGCGTCAGTGTCGGTGGTAAATCCCTCGAGTGAACGCTCATTGAGCATCAGGTGGATTTGTTTGATATCGAAAAGCATGATTAACGCCCCGTATTGACTGTGATTTGCGCTGAATGCATCGCGCCATCCAAAATTGCACACACCGTGATCGGCGGGCATTTACGGTTCTTTTTGTCGTCCGCTGACAGATTGGCGACGGGTTCAGGGTAGATGTAATAGCCTTTTTCCAGATAGTCGCCGGTAGACAGTGCCCCGACGTTATCCCCCTCCCAGTAGCCGCCATCGGCAAACAGTCCGTTATTTCTCCCCAGCTTCATGACTTTATCGATCCAGCCACACAAGGTGCGGACACCGCGATCTGACTGAGATAATTTTTTCAGCAGGGATAAATTATTGAACACGTCGGTCTGGATTTTATTTTTCAGCCAGTCCAGGCCGATCACTTCATCAGCCCAATACACCTGCCCGAGCATCCACCCCTCGGCCAGCATCGCCTTAGTGCCGAAATCGGTGTAATAGTTGATACCCAGCTCGTCGAGTTTTCCTGAAATGGTGTCATCAATTGAGGTGTCCGAAGTCACGCCAGGAAGCGCCTTAAATTTAAGCGTCAGCATAGAATTGCTGGCACTGAAATTAATGGAGCACAACAACGCCGCTGCAGAAATAACGGAAGATGGCCCCGGATCATTGAGTGTCTGGTCAGCCAACAGCAGCGTGCGGTAATACTGTGTTTCTGCCAGCGTTTTGATTTGCGCCAGCACCTCAGCGCTGATATCCGTCAGTGTGATCCCCTGAATTTTTGCCGAAGCCTGGATCCATGCGCACGCTTCTTCCAGCTCATCGGCGGCCAGTTTGACTCCGACGGGGATCCCGCAATACCAGCCATCCCACACAGCGCTTAATGCGGTGTAAGCCTCAACCAGTGAAACCGCATCTCCGCTTGAATCGGTATCCCACGGCGCCACATACAAATACTGCGGGCGGCTGGTTTGTTCGAAGAAAATTTCTGCTGTGCTTAGCAACGCATCATCAGCGTCGGGAAAATCTGCCTGAAACGCTTTCAGGGTCGTATATTTTTGAAAAGCGTCAGTTAACAACGCCGGATAACCCGGGGTGAAAATGACGACAGTGCCAAAGTCTGCTGCAGAGACAACATCCCCTGGTGGATTAACGGTGACGCTGATAACAGTGTCGAGTGTTCGGGACATGATTATTCCTCATGAACGGTAAAAGAAATGGAGAGGGAGCCGTCGGTGACGGTGATCGGAAATTCCCGCATATCGTTTTGAGAAATCCGGTACCGGTCGGTATGGGAAAGCGTCAGCGTCATCACAGCGCGCTCCTCCCACCCGCCAGGGATGCCTTCGGATACGTTGCGGGGGAGCGTATAGCTCGGGCAACTGATGCCAATCCCCGATAATCCAGACATCCCCGGCGTCGAACCTAACCAGGCGGCGTAAGCCTTGAGAACGTGCATGGCGCCATGACCGAAAGCCTGGACGCTGACCTGCAGTTCGACGTGCTGAGAGATTTCCTCCGTATCGGCATCGATTTGTTTACGATTGGGGAGGCCTAACTCGAGAGCGGAGATTTCACGCAGGGTGATAAACGGGCTAGTCGGAACGGCGGTGCCGGTGTCGCTCAGGCGAACATCGAAACCTTTTTCAGAATTGCCCAAAGCCCCCGCCGTCAGGGCTTGCAGTTTTGTCAGCTCGAACCGCGACAGCGTAGAAATAGCCATTGTCAGAAAAGTCCTGTGCATGAACGACGCGCCAGTTTTCAGCGTGCCAGAGGATCACGTCGCCGAATGACAACCGACCGGCGGCCAGCGCCACAATCGCATCCTGCAGGCGAGTACCTTCGGGAGTGAATTCCAACGCGTCGGCATCCGCGGGATAAATCACGCCCTGGTTACGGCTTTCCCCCGCCGGCCGCCAGTTGTTCGTTTCCGGGTGCGTAACGGTAAATTTCCGGCTCATGCGCCCTTTGACTA